CCACTGGTCCCGCAGACAGTCTAGCTTTGCAGCTAAACCCACAAGCACCAATACTAATATTGGCGTGCGAGTGGCAGTTTTAATGCTTGCTTAGGCAATTGGGCATTCTAGCCTATTCCTCGGAGGAAAGGCGCAATATAGCGCTCTTTCACCTCCTTACCCCGCTCAAGGCCATATGCCGAAGAGGGAGTAGGAGCCCAAGGACTAGGCAGGAATCCTGCCCCCGTCGCAAAGAAAAGCGACGATTTGCGGTCCAAGTCCTGGATGGTCTTTTGATACCCTTTAATAGGGGTCTTCAGAGCCTTCCTAACTTTCCGTTGAAACTTACGAACAGCAACCCGAACACTCGGATTGTGTGTTGTAGTTAATACGGGGGGTGGACGGAGATAAAACTCCGTTCCCCGGACCCGGCCGAGGGTGGATCGAAAAGCATCTTTAATAGATGTCCGAACCATTGCTTCGTCCGACAACGCGCATGGCGATAAGATAGTGATTGACTTCTCCTTTTCAGAAGTCATAATCACATCTCTTAGCCATTGTCTAGCAGACTTATCAAGATAACTTGAATTAGACTGCTGGCCAATAGCCAGTCCCAATCCGGCAATAAGGTCTTCTACCTTAGCCTGAGAGAGGAACTGTAGCCAAGCTACGTTGTCCGTGAGGCTGCGCTTGGGGACAAGTGGGATTCCCACTCCTCCATAAGCCGCCTCAGCGGAAATAGGTATGCCAAGCCTATCTGCCAACCGCCACGTATAATAATACGGGGAGTTGCGCCAGAGAGACTTGCTTAACCTCCGTTGGAACCGCCCAGGGTCACCTGCCATTGCAGCAGATTGATTGTTCCAGGTAATTGTACCTTTGGAACCCCCAGGCGGTGCAACCAACACCGACGTGCTAAAGCATGGAACACCCCTGCCGTGCTCGTATACGAGTTCGGCAATGATACTCCTTGATTTGTGGAAAAAACACTTTCCATCGGACAATTGTCCACCCAAATCAACGAATATGCCGTCGTACATTTTACGACGAGCTGGTGTCCATCGGGGTTTCTGGGCGTCATCGCCCACCCCCTTTAGCACGGGATCTCCTTTACGGAGTCCTCGATGATACTTCCTTTTTTGTTCTTTCTTCGTATAAGGAAGAACTTTTAGGACCTCTGTTGCTGCATATAATGTATGGAGCATCAGAGGGGGAAAAGATGTGGGATCACCCATCATCTGCCCAGTGGTCGTCAAGGTACCCGGGAGATCGTTCAAGTCCTGAATCCAATCATCCATAATTTGAATGATTAGATCAGAGACTGAACAATCCTCCCCATTGAGCCTATCCATCAATCCTTCCACATG